TTTCTATCATTAGGATTGATTGACTTTATGTTTCCTTCTAGTTCAGCAAACATTATTTGTTTATCTAAAAAAGAAAAATTAGGTTTTAAATTTATATTAAAAAACAATTTTCCTTTACTGTCTAATAGATTTATTTTTTTGAGCCCCATTGTTATTTTCCCTTCTGTTCTTTCTTGTATTTATTTAGTTCGTCTTTCAATACAAAAAATCTTTTGCTTGTTAAAGTTGATGTGTTCAAGTAATCCAGCAACAACTGTAGTTCCATTTTTTTGGAACGATTAGTTTCGTGGTCAAACACATAAATCCACATTCCTTTTTTCTGTCTAAAAAATTTTTTACTTTCTGCCATTTTATTTTTCCTCATAACAGTTATCGCAATATATGTTTCCATTTAAGTCTTCGTGATATTCGAAAGATGGTTGACTACATTTATCGCACTCTATTGATTGACACTCATAACATTGATAACCCTCATACTTTTCATTTTCTGCGGGTATCCTATTAACAAACTTGCCGCTGCCAAAAGAAGTATCTTCTAAACAATTAACGCATTTGTTTCCTATATCCACTGTTGCCACTTTATTTTCCTTTCTTATTCAGTAACCTCATCGGTTATTACTATTTCATCATTTTGTTTATCATACACAACCTTACCAAGATACATTATTTTTTCTGCGTCTTGATAATTAGCATCAACAATATATGTTTCAACACCACCTTTTTGCTCGGTTATTTTTTCATCTAACTCACTGTGGTTAATCCCGCATTCATTTAATAACTTTTCAGCCTCTTCCTTATCTTTTGCCAATACGTCTTGTTCGATAGCAAGAGTATAATAAGTTCTTTTTCTGTAAAGATTTTTATTTTTATCTTTTTCAGAATACATTACGTTTGTATCAGGCCACATATTTCCTCCCCTGTTGTTTCTTTTTCTATTTTTACATTCTCACTACCACAACTGGCACAAACTTCGGTCATTTCCGATAGTTCGTACCAAGTGTAATTTTTTTCAGGATCGAATTCTTTGAGTAATGTTCCCTTGTCAAATCCGCAATCTAAACATTTCATCATACTTCAGCCTCAAAAGAGCAATAACCCTTTTCTTTTAAACATTTATATATTTTATTGCCTAGATCAAACCTAGCATACCACACTAATAAATCTCTAAACTTGTCTTCAGGCATATCTTCGTTGTACTTGTCCCAAAACCCAGTTTTAACCATTTCATCATTGTAGCCACTATTATCTTCAAAGAACTCATCTAGTTTCTTTTTGTTTGCACCTAATGTTTTTAAACAAGTCTTTAAACCTTTCTTAACATCAGGTAAGTGACTTTTATCAAAGTCATAAACCAAACTGTGTTCAGGGTAATGTCCTTGACACCCGAAAAAGTCTGCGTCATCACTGTCTTGAACTGCAAACCAAAATTTGCCTTCAATGTCACCATCATAGTATCTTCCCATATTATATATTCCTCACTTTCTTTCTTTTTTATTTATTTCAAATCAATATCATAAAATAAAATATATTCAAATACTTTTTTAAAATATTTTTTCTTGTTGTTTTTGTGCAACAATGTTAATTTAATTTTTTAATGAAAAAAGAGAAAGATTTAACCAAAAAATTACGTGAGAAAACTCCCACTATTTTGTGGAATAGAATTGAAAATTTGGCCATTGCAGGTATGCCTGATCTGTTGGGATACAACAAAAATGGTAGGTTCTTTACTGTTGAAAATAAATTAACAAAAGTTAATAGCATTGCCTTTAGACCCCATCAAATTGCGTGGCACGTACAGCATCCAACCAATGCTTTCATCTTGGTTTTTTCAAACAAACACCGAACCACGAAACTTTTTAAAAGCACCTCGATCCACGATCTAGTGAAAGATGGTTTTGAAGCACCAAACCACGTAGCAATGACGTGGGATGAAATTTCAACAACATTACAGTCTATATAATTGGGCGGGGAAAGCCCGCTCCCTCAAACCCACCCCCGAGCCACGCTAATCTGTGCGAGGCTAGTGGACATATTGTCGCTGCGACATTTTATCATCTTTACACACACTTGATAGATGATATGGGTGGGGATGCCCGCGTCCTCCGCCCACCCTTATTTTTTCCCCCCATTTAAGGGGGAAAGTAAATATATGACTTTGTTAAGGCGGGTATACCTCTGCCCGCCACAGAGAATTACATAATATATTTAAAAGGTCGCAATTAAACCTTTGGTCAAGCCATCCTAGTTATTGCCGAAGCGATAACACATTGGAGACTTGACCCAATCAAGTTAAGCAACATCTTCATTTATGTTTCCATAAACACTAACTATTTCTAGCCAGAGCTAATGCTTGAAACTTGACCCCAGATCCCTTGCGTGCCGTGCACTTAACATCTGAGATTTTTCATATTGATCAATATTACTTTATCTCAGCATAATCTTATCTGCTCCACAAGGGATCAGGGCTCAAGTTTGGAAAAAATTTTTTTCCAATTTTTAACAAATCCGCTTTCGTCTTTTCTAGCCCTACCTTTAGCCACTAAACCACAAATCACGTTTCGCGGGTCTGTAAATCTTAAGTCATTTTTATCAGCATCAATAACTTTGTAACCTTTATAAGTCTTCGGCAAATGATCTAAGAAAACCATTGCAACATTAATGCCCGATTTTAAAACTTTCAATGCTTGTGCTTCGTTGTCTTCGTTCATAGAATAAACAAGATAATAATTTTTAGGCATAAGACCTAATGTATATTTTATAATTCTTTTATAAATTTTAGTGTAGTCATAAAATTGAACATTTGAAAACTCTTCCATAATTCCTGTTACTTCAAATGGAATATCACTAGTCCCATTTAATCTTACACAGGGAATAAAATTTTCTTTTTCACATCGTTTAACGAATAAAGATATTTCTTTCCTTAATTGATCAAGGAAAGTTTTACGATCTTGCATATACCATCTTGTCTTATTAATTCGTGAAGTTTGAACAGCTGGAAAAATACCTTGACCCGCGGTATTTAAGCAAGCCTTAATGCATCCTTTTGAAGCCATCGAACAGACATTGAAACCGCTTGTTTTGTAAGGAGCTAAATATAAAATTGCTGTTTTGTAACCTGACTTCTGACCCTTGATAGTTTTGGCATTGTTATCAATGTTTAAAAGTTTATCAGGTTTATTAAATTTTAAAAACTTAGTCATTGCTAAATATTTACCACAAACCACAAATCACAGTTATGTTATTATTGCATAGCTGTTATGCAAAAATAGCATTTGACTTAACCCAAGGAATAGAGTTGGGGTGGGGAGCCCGTGTCCTACCCCCACCCATATTTTTTTAAAAAATTTTTTTGGGGATCTTTCGATCCCCAAATTTTCGGCGGCCTTCCTGTAGGTACTGTTGTTTGTTTACGCCGCTAACTGTTGCCAAGGTTTACTAACTAACATTTGAGCAACTTTTAACTCTCGCTCTCTAGTTACGTTATGAACTCCAGCATTTTTTCTAATACCTGACATTTCAAAATCAAGCTTAGAGTTTTTGTCACTAGGATCAACTTTTTTAAGTCTTAATTCCTGAGCGTGTGTAGACCAATGCGTAGCCGCATTGTAAACATCCCATACGCTAGGTAATTGACGCGTTGATCTTACGCTACCATTGCATAGTCTTGCTGACTCTCGCATTACATACTCTAAAACTGGTTCAGAGTGAGTCTCAACTTCATTCAATGCTCGTTGCTTGAATGATTGAGATTTTTTTGCGATCGTCTGTTTAACTACGTCAGAGACAGCGTCCCACGCTACACGTTTAGTAGTCCAATATTTAAACTTCTCAATATCCTGGTTAAACATTGTAGCCGCGTTTGACAGTTTAGCAATTTCAGCATTTAAACTAAAACCGCTAGTATGTTTACGTGTAACTACCATTGCGAACTGAGCTGAGACTAAACCATTCATACAAATTGAATTGATTGCCCCAAACGCTGAGAACCAAGGCCAACTACCATCAAATGAATTAAATAAATCTAATTTCAGAGATATTTTTTCATTTTCAGTAACATTGAACTGATAGTTATTAAACACTACTGTTCGACGTGCTTTTCTACCGCCTTCTAAAATTCGATCAGTAACTGTTACGTCACTACAATCTAAATTTTTAGTTAACACTTCGTTGTATTTTTGTAATACGTCGAAAGTGTTTTGAGCGTGGTATTTTTCAGAGTGAACACCAACAACTGACGATCCAACTTTTTGGCCATCAGGTGTAGTGTAGCCTTTTCTTACTAGAACTTTTTTACCAACCGCGTTTTCACAGTATTCACCAGTATGCACAGGATCAGGAACCCTTAACGATACAGGCTCAACCTGAAAATCGAAAGTTGATAAATTATTTATATCATTATGTTTCATATATTTACTTTCTAGTACCTACAGAATAGGCAAGACCTGTATATCATACTGGCAAGTAATGTACACTAATTAGTGAAAAAAAATTTTATCCACAGAAAAAATAACCACGAATCACGACCCACTACATATTGTGTCAATGTGACAAATTGCCGCACAATATATTGTGTCAATGTGACATATTGTCGCATACTATATTTAGTGGTGTGATATTTTTGCAACGCTATATCTTGTATCGTGTCAGACTTTATGGGTGGGGGTGCCCGCGTCCTCCCCCCACCCTTATTTTTTTATTTTTTAAAAAAAACCGAGGCGCTTTTGGCGCCTCGGCTGGTCGGACAAGACCTGCAGGTCTTGGTTACGCTGTTCTTTTGAACCTGAATGTTGCAACACAATACTCTGTTGAACCACTCGCTCTTTTGTTCAAAGCCTTTGCGATTGCATCGGCTGTGTTAAAGTCTTCGTAACCTTCATTCTTTTCGACACTAAGTATTGGTCGTTTAGTACCGTGCTCAGTAGCGATTCCCTGAGTTACGAAGTAATATGTTTTAACCATATTATTTTTCCTTTCTCAGCTATCATCATCAGTGCAACTTGCTGAAGGTTGCAGAGCGGGGCCGAAGCCCCGCTTTCGAATTAGGCCTTCTTAGGCCATGCCACTTCTGCGTGAGGATACTTTTCCTTATCCGAAAATGGAATTACTGGCTTGTCCTCAAAGTGGTCGCCTTCAACAAAGCTAGGTCCAGTTGTGTACCCTGCGTCTTTCAAGGCTTTGGCAACAATCACGTCAGGTGACCAGTGTTTTGGTTCTTCGTGTTTTCGCCATTCAAACTTAATCGTCAGTTTCATAGTCTTGTCCTCCTTTCTGTACACAGATTACCACAGCCAAATATAATTAGTAATGTTATTTTTGCATAACAGATATGCAAGAAACGCATGGCTAGGTCTAAACAAAAGCAGAGGGAGACTGGAGGGCGGGGAAGCACGCCCCCTAACCCCACCCTTATTTTTTTATTTGAGAGGTCCCAAATGGATTCTGAAATTAGAACTTTTTTATTTTATCAATCCCCTATATATTAATAGGGATCCTAATTTTACCTATATAATGCTGGATTTATATTTAGATAGACGGTAAAAACTTTTTGGTTTCATATGGCAATAGATTTCGAGAAATTTAATAAATTACCAGAAGCTGTTCGAAGAGAATTTCAAAAGACACTTTTGCAATGGCAAGAGGCAGTAAAAATTGAAAAAGCTCAGAATGATTTTCTGTCTTTTGTAAAATATGTTTGGCCAGAATTTGTTGAAGGTTACCATCATAAAAAAGTTGCAGATGTTTTTAATAAATTATCTAAAGGAGAAATTAAACGTGTTATCATTAATATGCCTCCTAGACATACTAAATCTGAATTTGCATCCTACTTGTTACCTGCATGGATGGTTGGAAGAAATCCAAAATTAAAAATTATTCAAACAACGCATACCGCTGAACTAGCCGTGAGGTTTGGTCGTAAAGCCAAACACCTCATAGATACAGCCGAGTACAAAGAAATTTTTAAAACAAGTTTACGAGAAGATAGTCAGGCTGCAGGAAGATGGGAAACATTACAGGGTGGTGAATATTTCGCAGCAGGTGTTGGTGGAGCTATTACAGGTCGAGGTGCGGACTTATTGATTATAGATGATCCACACTCTGAACAAAATGCAATGTCAAAAGATTCAATGGAAAAAACTTATGAGTGGTATACATCAGGCCCACGTCAACGTCTTCAACCAGGTGGAGCAATTGTTTGTGTAATGACACGTTGGGCAACTAATGATCTAACAGGAAAATTAATTGATGCACAGCGAAAAGAAAATACAGATCAATGGGAAGTCATTGAGTTCCCAGCAATCATGCCATCAGGTAAACCCCTATGGCCTGAATATTGGAAGATAGAAGAATTACAAAAACAAAAAGCTGTATTACCTCTAACTAAATGGAATGCACAGTGGATGCAGAATCCAACATCAGAAGAAGGTGCAATCTTGAAACGTGAATGGTGGCAGGATTGGGATAAAGATTATTTACCACCTTTAGAACATGTTATTCAATCTTACGATACTGCTTTTTTAAAAAAAGAAACTGCAGACTATTCTGCTATCACAACATGGGGAGTTTTTAGTAATGGTGAAGATTCTGGCAAACAATTAATTTTATTAGATGCAATGAAAGGACGATATGAGTTTCCAGAACTTAGAAGAGTTGCTTTAGAGCAATATAAATATTGGCAACCTGAAACAGTTATTATTGAATCAAAAGCTTCTGGATTACCATTAACCTATGAATTACGTAAGATAGGAATACCAGTAATTAACTTTACACCGAGCAAAGGAAATGATAAACATGCAAGAGTTAACTCGATCGCACCACTATTTGAGAGTGGGTGCATATGGGCGCCCAAAAGAGAAAACTTTGCGCAAGAAGTCATTGAAGAATGTGCTTCATTTCCTTTTGGCCAACACGACGACTTAGTGGATAGTACAACTCAAGCTATTCGTAGATTCAGGGAAGGTGGTTTAATGTCACATCCCGAAGATTATGAGGATGAAAAAATTGACCAAAAGAAACACGTTTACTACTAAACGTTTAACAAGAACAATTCCACCTAAAGCAGGTCCTGTATCACAAGGCTTGAATATTCCAAATAAACAAGTTAAAGTGGTAGGATTGGAGAAAATTAATGGCAGAAATAGATAAGGCGTTACCCAACGTCGAACAAACAATCAAAATTGAAAACCCAGAAGAAGCAATTCAAACAGCTCAAGAGGAATTACAAAATATTCCACAACCAGGTGAAGTAGAGGTTATTCCTACTGAAGATGGTGGAGCTGAAATTAATTTTGAACCTGGTGCTGTTAACCAACCTAATACAGAAAATCATTTTGACAATTTAGCAGAATTACTACCAGACGATATTACTAATCCCATCGGTTCTGATTTATATAAAAATTATCAAGACTATAGAATGTCAAGACAAGATTGGGAAAGAACTTATGTTGAAGGTTTAGACTTATTAGGATTTAAATACAATGATAGAACAGAACCTTTCAAAGGTGCATCAGGTGTTACACATCCTGTATTAGCAGAAGCAGTTACACAATTTCAATCACAAGCTTACAAAGAATTATTACCAGCAGACGGCCCTGTTAGAACAAGAATTATTGGTGCTGTTTCACCTGAAAGAGAACAACAATCTCAAAGAGTTCAAGAGTTTATGAACTACGAACTTATGTTCAAGATGAGAGAATATGAACCTGAGTTTGATCAAATGCTATTCTATCTGCCCTTAAGCGGCTCAGCTTTTAAGAAAGTTTATTATGATGATCTTTTAGGACGAGCCGTTTCCAAATTTATTCCAGCAGACGATTTAATTGTTCCGTACTCAGCTACCTCATTAGAAGATACGGAAGCAATTATGCATGTTATTAAGATTTCTGGTAACGATCTTAGGAAACAACAAGTAAGTGGTTTCTATAGAGATATTGAATTACCAGAAACTTATAACAATGAAACAGATGTTGAAAGAAAAGAACATGAATTAGCAGGTGAAAGAAAATCAGGTAACGAAGATATTTATACTTTGATTGAATGTCACGTGAATTTAGATTTAGAAGGATTTGAAGACAGAACAGTTGATGGAACTGAAACAGGAATTAAACTTCCTTACATCGTAACAATTGAAGAAGGATCAAGACAAGTTTTGTCTATTAGACGAAACTATCAACCTAATGATCCACAAAAGAAAAAGATTTCTTATTTTGTACATTTTAAATTTTTACCAGGTTTAGGGTTTTACGGTTTCGGTCTAATCCACATGATAGGTGGACTGTCTAGAACAGCGACCGCAGCTTTAAGACAGTTGTTGGACGCTGGAACATTGTCCAACCTGCCAGCTGGTTTTAAGATGAGAGGTATAAGAATACGAGATGATGCCCAATCGATACAACCTGGTGAATTTAGAGATGTAGATGCTCCTGGAGGTAATCTTAGAGATGCCTTTATGACACTACCTTTCAAAGAGCCAAGTACCACGCTCCTCCAACTTATGGGCATTGTGGTTGCTTCAGGTCAACGATTCGCGGCTATCGCAGATATGCAAGTTGGCGACGGAAATCAACAAGCAGCTGTAGGTACAACTATGGCATTATTGGAACGTGGCTCGCGGGTTATGTCTGCTATACACAAAAGATTATTTGCTTCACTTAAAAATGAATTTGAATTATTAGCAAAAGTATTTGCAACTTATTTACCTGGTCAATATCCGTACGACGTGGTCGGTGGCCAGAGGTTTATTAAGGTTCAAGACTTTGACGACAAGGTAGATATTTTACCTGTTGCAGATCCTAATATTTTTTCACAATCACAGAGAATTACTTTAGCACAAACAGAATTACAATTAGCAAGTTCTAATCCACAAATGCACAATATGTATAATGCGTACAGACAGATGTACGAGGCATTAGGTGTAAAAGATATTGATAGAATTTTACCAAGACCACCACAAGAGGTCCCAAAAGATCCTGCATTAGAACATATTGATGCATTAGGTAACAAACCATTTAAAGCATATAGGGGACAGGATCATAGAGCCCATATAACCGCACATTTAAACTTTATGTCGACTAATATAGCTCGTAACAATCCTATTGTTATGGCAAGTTTAGATAAAAATATTTTTGAACACATTAGTTTGATGGCTCAAGAACAAGCAGAATTAGAATATATTGATAGATTACAGATGATTGAACAAGATCCACAACTACTTCAAGAGTTTGAAGCAAGAAAAGCAAAAATTATTGCTGAGATTATGGAAGAATTTGCAAAAGAAGAGAAGGAAATCACTTCACAATTCGATAATGATCCTATTGCTAAGCTAAGATCAAGAGAATTAGACATTAGAGCGATGGAAAATGATCGTAAGAAGCGTGCAGATGATGAAAGATTGAATTTAGATCGTATGAAAGCTCTGCAAAACAGACAATATCAAGAAGATAAGCTTGAACAAAACGAAGATTTAGCAAAATTAAGAGCTGGAGTGTCTCTCGCTAAGCAAGAATTATCAAATATAAATAAAAAAGGACCCTTTTAATGGATTTAGGTAACTATACAGGAGGCGGAGCAGGTCGAGGTACTTCTACAGCAGACCAAAGTATGGCTGCTTCTGGTACAACTGGAAGTATTAGTGGTGGATATTCTGGTCCATCGGGTGATAGTGGTGGTGGTTCTGATAATTATGCAACTTTTGTACAAGCATCCAAGTCTAGAAAAGGTTTAGATGCTCTAAAAGACTATTTTACAGGTGATCAGTATGATTATGGGTATCAAAGAAATTTTAGAAATGATTTAAAAGGCATAGGAGGGTTTTTATTAGGTTTAGCTAACCCTGCTTTAGGTTTAGCTTACCGAGGATATCAAGCATTCAAACCTGAATTAAATACTTTCTATAATTCACCAACCATAGAAGCTTTTTTAAACAATAGACGAAATTTAAATGAAGAAGTTCCTTTTAATAAAGATACAAAAATTTATCAACCTGAAGGCATTGGTCAAATAAAAGACCCTATGTTAGTTGCAGAGTTGACTAAAGCACAACAAAAAGCTTTAGCGGGTCAAAGACCTGGCTATGATGCTGGTTTGTTTACAATAGATGATGTTAGACAAAACATTTCTCCATTGAACAATCCAAAATCACCTGCTACAATAGAAGAGATAAAACAATATTGGGGAATTATATAGGAGCCCTTATGAACAAAGCACAGAAGAAAATAAAAAAAATTATGAAGGAATACAAATCTGGAAAACTTCATATTGGTAAATCAGATAAAAAAGTTAAGTCAAAAAAACAAGCGATTGCTATTGCATTATCTGAAGCAGGTAAATCTAAAAATAAAAAAAGGAGCTAAGATGAAAAAATCTGATAAAAAAGATATTAATCATTCTAAGTTTGTTAACAAAGATGGCTACTTAAAGGGCGGAGTTGAAGTTGAGATGACAAATCCTCAAGAAACTCAAGAACAGCAAGTAGGTGGTCAAAGAAGAATGTTAGCAGAGAAAAAAAGAAAAGCTAAGTGGTATTAATTTATGATTCCTTGGGGATTATTAGGTCAAGGTCTTAAAGCAGGTCTAGCAATTTACAAAAATAAAAAGGCATCTGAAGTTGCGATGTCTGAAGCTCGTCTTCTTCACGCGGAGAAAATGAAACGGGGGGAGATTGAATATTCTGGCAAAATTATGGAAAATCAGAAGGGAGACTGGAAGGATGAATTCGTACTTTTGACAATTTCAAGCCCTCTGTTTCTATTAGCTTACTCTGTATTTGCAGAAGATGAAAAAATGCAAGAAAAGATTGATCTATATTTTCAAAAATTACAAGAGATGCCCTGGTGGATAGTGGGCCTTTGGGTTTCAGTAGTCGCGGCTATATATGGACTTAAGGCTACAGATATTATAAATATGAACAAAAACAAATAAGGAGAACAATAATGTCTAAAACTAAATTAATGCAAGATGCAGAAAAAGCAGAAGCTTACTCAGAACGTATTAAAAAAGAAATGGAATCTGCAAGAGAAAAAAATGCTAAAATAAGAGAAGGTAAAGATAAAGAAAAAGCTGAAGAAATGGAATCTGCAAGAGAAGAAAATTCTAAAAGGTATAGTTATAGAAAAGGTGGTTTAGTTAGACAAGGCAAACCTAAACTAGCAAAAAAAGGTTGGAGATAAATGGCTAAACTTTGTCCAAGAGGAAAAGCAGCGGCAAAAAGAAAATTTAAAGTGTATCCAAGTGCATACGCTAATATGTATGCTTCTGCAGTTTGTTCTGGCAAGGTCACGCCTGGTGGTCGTAATAAAAAATCAGTAGGTGGATTATCTCAATCAAGAAAAAAAGTTTCAAACTATAATCAAGGCGGCATTGCAAAAGGATGTGGTGGTGTTATGGAAGATAGAAGAAAAGTAACTAAATATGTCTAATGGAGGTTTACGTAAATGGGTAGCAGAAAAATGGGTCGACATAGGTTCTCCGAAGAAGAATGGGCAATATCAACCTTGCGGGCGGTCAAAAGGCTCAAAGAGAAAATATCCAAAATGCGTTCCACTTGCAAAAGCCACACGGATGACAAGTTCTCAAAAGGCGAGTGCTGTCAGACGAAAACGTGCAGCCCAAAACACTGGCCCTAAACCAACTAATGTTTCTACATTTGCAAAACGTAAAAAAATGAGCTATGGAGGATTAGTATGATAGCTACAAGAGGAATGGGAAGAGCTTATATGGCATCAGGTGGTAGAACACCTGCATGGCAAAGAAAAGAAGGTAAATCCGAATCAGGTGGATTAAATAAAAAAGGTATTGCATCTTACAGAGCTGCCAATCCTGGTTCTAAGTTATCGATGGCTGTAACTACCAAGCCATCTAAATTAAAAAAAGGTAGCAAAGCTGCAAACAGAAGAAAGAGCTTCTGCGCTAGAATGAAAGGAATGAAAAAACGATTAACCTCAGCTAAAACGGCTAGAGATCCAAATTCTAGGATTAATAAATCTCTTAGAAAATGGAACTGCTAATGGCCGACGATCCACTATTAATACCTTACAAATTACAAAAAAGTATTCACAATTCTCTACAAAACATAAGTGATGCTATGATTAGTGGAGGGGTTGACAGTATGGAAAAATACAAGTATATGTTAGGACAAGCACATACGTTACAATATATTTTACAGGAAATCTCTAACCTGCTAGAAGAAAAGGAGCAAAAACAAAATGACGGAAACGTTATCGAACTCGGAAAAAACAATCCCAAAGACTAAATTTGCTTTGGAAGAAAAATACCAAAAAGAACAAGATCATCATACTAAAAAAACTTTAAATCCAGATAATATTAAACCACTTGTAGATGAATTACCAAATCCATCGGGATGGAGACTTTTAGTTTTACCTTTTACACCAAAAGATAAAACCAAAGGTGGATTAATTATTGCACAAGAAACTTTAGACAAAGTTAGAATTGCAACTAACTGTGGGTACGTTTTAAAATTAGGCCCACTTGCATACAAAGACAAAGACAAATTTGAAGAGCCTTGGTGTAAACAAGGTGATTGGGTAATTTTTGCCAGATACGCTGGGTCAAGATTACCGATTGAAGGGGGTGAAGTGCGTATATTAAACGACGACGAAGTTCTTGGAACCATAAAAGATCCTGAGTCGGTTCTTCATTACATTTAAACCTAACATAGGAGGAAAACTATGCCCGAAGAAGCAAAAAAAGAAAATATGGTAGACATCGATACTTCAGGCCCTGGAGCAGAAGTAGAACTAGAAAATAAAAATTCTGAAACAGAAAACGAAGGAGTAGAAAATGAAACAATTGAAACTGTTGCTGACAGTGTTAAGCCCGATGATTCAGTTAAGGAATCTGATGAGCAGTCTGCTGTTCAAGATGATAAACAAGAAGAAAAAGATCCGATTAATCCTAAAACAGGTAAGAAATTTTCTGAAAACGAAATAGAGGAATACGGTCAAAAAGTCAAAAAACGTATTTCTAACCTAACAGGTAAGTTAAGAGAATCTGAAAGAAGAGAGCAAGCTGCTCTTGAGTATGCTCAAAAAGTTCTAAAAGAAAAAAATGATCTTAATGAGAGACTTTCTAAATTAGATTCAAATTATGTTTCTGAAGTTGAAACTAGAATTCAATCAGGTTTAATTGCAGCTGAAGCTAAACTAGCCGCTGCTAGAGAATCTGGAAACATTAAAGATGAAGTAGCTGCTCAAAAAGAGATAGCTAGACTAGGTTTTGAAGAAGGTAGATTAGCGGATATTAAATCTAAACAATCTAAACTTGAAAAAACAAGTCAACCTGTTGAAAGAGAAGTTCAACAACCACAACAAAATCAACAATTTCAACAACCCGCTATTGATCAAAAAACTCAAAGCTGGGTTGATAAAAATAAGACTTGGTTTGGGCCTGATAGGGCTATGACAGCTGTCGCTTATTCAATTCACGAAGATCTATTAGATGAGGGTTATGAAGGCTCTACAGATGATTATTTTTCTGAATTAGACAAAAGATTAAGGGTTGAATTTCCCACAAAATTTGGTAATAATACCGAACAAGTTTCTACAGAAAGAGCAAAACCTGCTCAAACTGTAGCATCAGCGAGACGTCCATCGCAAACAGGACGCAAAAAAACTGTGACACTCACATCTTCACAGGTAGCAATTGCTAAAAAATTAGGTGTGCCATTGGAAGAATATGCGAAACAATTAAACGCGAAGGAGGTATAAGCATATGGAAGATAATACAATGAAAACTTCTCGCGCGAGTCAAACTAGAGCGAAAAGTGATCGACAAAAAGTTTGGACTCCACCATCAAGTCTAGAGGCGCCACCTGCGCCAGACGGTTATAGGCATAGATGGATTAGATCTGAGGTTTTGGGTTTCGATGATACCAAAAACATTACAGGTAAATTCAGATCTGGATGGGAACTCGTGAGAGCGGATGAATATCCAGGTGATAACTATGCAACAATCAAAGACGGTAAATACGCAGGGGTAATTGGAGTTGGTGGCCTATTGCTGGCAAGGATACCAGAAGAGATCGCAAGGCAAAGAGATGCTTATTTTAGGAAGCAAACTCAAGACCGAGACGACGCAGTAAATAACGATCTTATGAAGGAACAGCACCCAAGTATGCCTATAAACACTGATAGGCAAAGTCGTGTAACTTTCGGTGGTACGAAGAAACGTTAATTTTTTAACAATTCTTCTCCAACGAGTTAAACAAAAAAACTAAAACTTAGGAGAAAAAAACTATGGCAAATAATAACTCACAAGGATTTGGTCTTAAACCAGCTATGAGAGTTGGAAATACTCCAGCTATTCAAGGGCAGTCTAAGTACTTAATCGATGCGGGTGAAACTAACGCTATTTACAACGGAGAACCAGTAAAAGTTGATATTTCAGCAACTACTGGTGGATACATTGTAACTGCAGCGGCAGGTACTGCGATGGTTGGTGTGTTGAACGGTGTTTTATATACTGATGCAACATCTAAAAAACCAACTTGGAGCAACTACTACCCAGCAGCTACAACTCCAGCAAATAGTGAAGACGTCACTGCATTTGTAAATGATGATCCTTTCCAGGAATACATCATTGGTACAAACGCAACTCTTGGCGGTACGTTGGCTTTAAGACAATCTAAAGTTGGATTGACTTATGCTACAACTGCGGCAGCGGGAGACACAAGTAACGGTAAATCTACAGTAACTTTAGACATCTCAAGTGCGGCTACAACAGCTAAACAATTGAGAATGGTTAGAGTAGCTGAAGACCCAGAAAATGATGATCAAACAGCAGCTTACTGTTCAGTAGTTGTAAAGGTGAACTTACACCAATACATTGTTGGATCGTTAGCAACAGGCATATAATAGGAGGAAATAAATTATGGCTATATCAAGATCACAACTAGTTAAAGAACTAGAGCCAGGTTTAAATGCACTATTTGGCCTGGAGTACAAAAGATACGAGAACGAACACGCTCAGATTTTTGATTCTGAAACTTCTGACAGAGCTTTCGAAGAGGAAGTAATGTTATCAGGTTTTGGTAATGCTCAAGTCAAAGGCGAAGGTCAAGGTATCTCTTACGATGATGCTCAAGAGACTTTCACTTCTCGTTACACACACGAAACAATTGCTTTAGGATTCGCGATCACTGAAGAAGCGATCGAGGATAACTTGTATGATAGACTTGCGTCTAGATATACAAAAGCATTAGCTAGATCTATGGCTAATACTAAACAAGTTAAAGCAGCTAACGTG